CGAGCGGACCTACCTTCAGGACGTAGCCGCACACCGTGCTGACCTGCTGCTTGCGCTGAGTTTCCTCGGCAAGCGCGATACCGCCCTTCGTCTTATCCGCACCACGGTACGGGAGAATGGCGATACGCCAACCGGTCGGCGTTGGAATGCGGTCCAACACGGACTCGTCCAAGTTCTCCGGCTTCAGGCCTTCGCTGGTGTACGCATCTTCCAGAGTCGGAACTCTGGCGGCTTCCTCTTCCTGCCACTTCTTTTCTAAAGCGGTCAGCTCTTTGACTTTCGTGCTCATAAGTCTCCTGTCAGGTTAAAACCGGTCATCTGAGTGCTTCTTCAGCAAATCCCGCACGGAATCCTCAACCAGCTTTAACCCTTCGAGACGACCCATCATGAAGCGATAACGCTCCATGTCGGCAATGCTGCCGTTAAGGACGATGCTCTCAGAGCTCTCACGGAGCTTTCTGATTTCTTTCAGTACTGCTTCTGCAAATTCAAGCATGGTGGGGTTCCATGAAAAGCAAGGGGTTTTGCGCACCCCCTGAAGCGCTTCAACTTAATAAATCTTAACTGGGCGATTGCCGTCCTTCTTCTTGACGACTTTGGCAGGGCCCATCACGCCGCCCTTGCTCATGTTGCGCGACTTGCCGGCCTTCGAATACGCAATGGCTGCCGCCTGCTTGGTGGCCTGCTTCACGCTGCTAGGCTTGCTGGTGCCGATCTTGCCCTTCTTTTTGAAGGAGCTGACCATCTCACCAATGTTTGAGCTAATCGTCTTTTGGCTTGAGCCACGTTTGAGCGGCATATCAACCTCCTTGCCGTGCTGCCTGCAATTGCAGGCGTTCTCGATCGATCTGCGTTGACTGTTGCAGCTTCTGCTGCTCGAGTTGCAACTTCTGTTCGTTGAGTCGGATCTTCGCCTGATCGGCAGCAGCGCGCTGCTCGATCTCCTTCTCTTTGAGCGCGACCAACGGGTCTTCGCCACCGCCTGCGGTGCCAGCAATCTGGTCCTGCAAGGAGCGAACTTCCTGCATGTACTGCGCGACCTTGATCGCGACCATGCCTTCCTTCTGGATGGCCGACACCATGCGATCCGGATCTGTTCCGTACATCTTGAATAGATCGGCCTCGACATCTTCCTCGGCCTTCAAGCGCACATGTTCAAGAATGTGCTGCTGAAGCACCATCGCGGCCATCGGATTGCTTTGAAGGATCGGCGAGAGGCCCATCATCAAGTGCGTTGCGATGTGCGCATCGTGCTGCTGGCCGGCAAAGGCCTTTAACTGCATGCCGTTCAACACCGAAGCGTTCTCGGTCGCAGGATCACGCGGCATCTGCGTGTGCTGCGGCAACAAGATGCCGTCGATATCCCGCACGTTGAGCGCCGCGTACACGCGGTAGTACGCCTCGTACATGTTGTGCATCTGCGGCGCGCCTTGGGCGAGCTGCAATTGCATCTGTGCGAGCTGAATACGCTGCGCGGTGCTGAAGATGTTGGGATCGGCAACCGGAAGCACCGACACCATCTTGTTGAAGTCAGCGCGCTTGATCTTGCGGCTCGCACCCGGCACTTCGTACGGGTACTCATCCGGCAGATACTCGGCAAAGCCTTCAAACAGCAGCCGGAACTCCATCGACTGTGCGTAGTGCAGTCGCTTGTGGATCGCCGACATGACCATCGAGCCACGCTCGAGAAGAGCCAACGTCGTTCCGACCTGCGCGTACTGGTTTCCGTCACCAACCTGCATGTCCGCAGTGCTGGAGAGGCGCTTGCCGGCATCAACCAAGAATCCAAGCAGCGCGAACAGCACCTGACTCGGCTCTTTGTACGGCAGCGGCAAGAGTGACGACGAAAGTTCCGCGCCACCGGCGTCAATGTCACGCCATTCGCCCGGCTGGATGGGGTCAGAATCGTCCGCGATTCGCGCGCCACGGGCTTTGAAGCCAGCAGGCAGGTTTGCGAGCGTGCCGGCGTCAATTAATTGACGAAGTGCGGTCGTTGCACCCTTGGAAAGGCCACCAACCAAGTGCACAAAACCCAAACCGTACGCGCCAGGGCCTTCCACGAGCACGTAGTGCACGTAATAGTTGCGACGGCGCTTGAGTTCGTCGTCTTCCTTCCAGTTTCGGCGCACACCAACAACACGAAGCGTGTCATCGGCCAGCGTAACGACGTACGGGAGCTTAATTTTGGTCGGATTGCCACTCTCGTCCAGGTCTTCAAAGCCCGGAATGTCCAAATCGACCAACATTTCCAGCAAAAACACTTCGCCAGCGCTATCTGTCGGCTGAACACCGACCACTTTGTCAATCGCAGCCTGAATTTGGCTCGGATCAACAGGCGTCGGCTCCAAATCCACCGGCACATCAAGGTATTCGCCAGCCAAAACACGCTTGCGGAACTCGTTGGAGTCCATCGCAATGCGATGGGTAAGGCGCGGACACTGCGAAATGACACTCGACCCGTTGTACGGGATGTAAATGTCGTCGGCCAGGCACAGTTTGGACACCATTCGGCCCAACTGAGCGTCGTAATAGACCTTCTTGAACGTCGAACCACCGTATCCGGTGTAGTACAGGAGCTGATCAAACTCCGGTGTGTACTCTTCCATCACCGTGGTGATCTGATAATTCATAAAATCCTGCACGCGCGAGGCCTGCTGGAACTTGTCCACGGTCTCTTTGCCCAGGATTTGCGTGCGGACAGGGCCGCCAGCCGGCATCAGCTCACGGAAAGCCTGTGCCTGGAACTGAATGATCGCCTCTTGCAGCATCGGATGCGTCGCACCCGAGGCACCACGGAAAGGTTTCGTGCGCTCTTCCATGCGCAAGCCCAGCAGATCAAGCCCCTTGGCGTACATCTGCTCCCAATCCGATCGCGATCCCTTGTCGGCCTCGAACATCGAGGCCACGTCGATCGAAATACGGGCCAAGGCTTCCGGCTCAAGGACCTCGGCCAGGTTCGCATAGAAGTCCACTTCCTGCGCTTCGGCCTCGCCAATCTCCACTACCGCGCTGCCATCGTCCTCAAGAACGATCTCAATGTCCGGGGCAGCCGCTTCCTCGTCCGCTACCACGATGATGTCTGTGGCAGGGGCTTGGTTAATAGCTTTATCAATTGGCATGTTGATATCCTAATACGTTTAGAAAGCAAAGGCTACTCGCCTTCGCGAGCCAATACCTTCACCTTTTTCTCTTCACCGGGGAACACAACAAAGTTACGTGTGCCTTTGTCAGGCCCTCGTGAAACGTCATCTAGCCACTTCGACCCAGGAATGCCGTAGCGTTGCAATACGGTGTTTGCTTCTGCCACGTCCTTGAAAATTCCACCAAACTCACGCGGAACGGCAACAAGGCCATAGCCGGTTAGCGGCGTCTTTTGGAATCTCCTGTCCGAAGTCGTCAACAAGAGACGCAAGTACTCGGCGCTTTCCGTTGGCAACACGCCGTCGTCAGCGATTCTTAGCAACGTATCACGGATCTTTGGTTGATTCACGATCGGAGCATCCAGATCGATCATCTTTTCAATCATCGGATCTGGCAAATCGACCGTGTACATATATCCCGGATGCCGCTTCTCTCCGGTTTTCATCACCGGGCTGTACTTCATTCGATAGCGTTGAGCGACTTTCGGGTTCTCGGCGATGTACGTGCCAGGCCCACGGTTCTGCTGCCCGACCCCGCTGCTCATCTTTGAGACGTCAAACTCTCCTAACGGGTTGTCTGGTGTCGGGGCAAACTTAGCCGGAGAGCCCTGATACGCCTGAATCTCGCTCATGACTGGGGCACGACGAAAGCTAGGTCCAGGAGTCAGATTCTCCGCCAAAAACTTCGTCATGCCAGCAGGACTTGAGACGGCTTCTTTGCCGTACTCGGCCAACGCCTTCGCCGCACTCTTTGCGGTCTTTACCGGCTCCTTCGCCGCACCTTCAAGTGCCAGCACTGCCGCATCGTACGCAGCAGTGTCATAGGGATCAGCCGTGCCACGCAGCTCTTCAGGACTCTTCTGTCGCTGACGCTCCATGAAGCCACGAAATACTTTGTAGACCTGCTCGGGCATCTGCGCGAGCCCTTCGTACACATCGACGATGGCCTCGCCACCGATCTGTGACAAGAACTCCGGATCATACTGACGCGGATCGCGCCACGTTCCCGCATTAGGATCAGCCGGCTGCGGCTTACCGCTCGCCGGTCTCGGGACGATCCTGCTCAGATCCTTGGCCATCACTTCTTCCTTTTAGTTTCAGGAGGCAACGTGATGTTAACCGGGCGATCCACTCCCTTGTAGTTGGCGTACTTGACGAACGGGTTGAATGTCTCCGCGACATCGCCCGTGTAGTCGTATCGATCCTTCACGACCAACGTGCCATCGGGCAACCGCTCGTACACAAACTGCCCGAGCGTGTTACGCAGATTGCCAGACTCACCGACGTTGAAGTCCGAGTCCAACATCGCCAGCGGCAAGCCCGTCTTCGGATTGCGACGACGGATCTGCTCGCGGTGATGCGCGTAGTCCACAACGCCAGGCAGCGGCTTACCTGTCTTCTCGCTCAACGCAGGATTGCTTTCAGCGATCGCGATCAGCTCACGCAACTTCGCGAGCTCGTTCGCCGACATGCTCTTCTCGGTCAACGGCGCACGGAGCTTGTTCGGATCCCGCACCGACTCCGCGTACGTACGCGTTTGCAGTGAGGTCTTGCCGAGCAACTTGTCGAGCATGCCCTTGCCTGACTCCGCTTCACCGCCATCGGCAAACCGACGCGCGACTAACGGGCCAGCACGATCGAGCGTCGAACGGGTGAGGTTCTTGCGAGCAAGGTTGTTCACGTCTTCCTTCTTGCCCTTGACCTCTTCCATCAACGCAGCGAGCTGCTCTGCTGCTGACCCTTGGTCCGTGGACCCTGATCCTTTGCCAGCGGCTAACGACTCAAGGCTCATGCTCATCGCCTTACCGCGATCGGTCGCAGCAGACTTCGTAGTAGTGCGCTTCACGCTACGGGCGTTCGGCGACACACGCACTTCGGTCTTCTCCTGCGCCGGCATGCTCGCGAGCAACCGCTCAAGCTCCGCCTTGGCAGAGTCGTCTTTATCCGCTTCGCCGCCTTCGGCAAAGCGCATCAATGCGCCGCCCGGTGACAGGATGCGATTGCCCAAACGATCCGTGTAGTAGCCCAACCCCTGCGCACCACCCAAAACGGTGGGCGAGAGGTTCGGGTTGTTGGCCAGCATCTGACCGACCATCGGACCCTTGTACGACTGCATCGGATTGATGTTCGAGGGCAACGTGCCAGGGAGCATGGCTCCAGGGACATTGCCAAAGAACTGCGGCTGACCAGGAGTAAACGTGGATCCCGGAACGCCCGGCAGCGGAACCGGCTTCGGCGCAGTGGCCGTGCCTGGAGTGCCGACGTTCACGCCGCCAGTCGATACGATCGGCGAGGTTCCTGTGGTCGATGTACCATCAAAGCCGCCGAGGTCCACGCGGCCTTTCGAACCACCGAACAGGTTTTGATATGCCTGCATCAAGGACGACGGGGCAGGGTTCACCTTACCCGGCGGTGGGGGCGGAGGAGGAGGTGGAGGCGGGGGCGGTGGTGGAGGCGGCGGGGGCGGAGCGTTAACCGGAACGCACTTGCCCGTAGTCGGATCCATACGCTGGCCTTCAGGGCATCCCGGCGTAGTGGGCTTCGGCTCACACTTACCAGTGGACGCATTGAAGACTTGGCCTTCAGGGCATCCCTTCGGGGGCGTGGTGACCGGCTCACACTTGCCGGTGACAGTGCTGCGCACCGAACCTTCCGGGCACGGGCCAAGACCAATCGGACGGCACTTGCCTGTTGCCGGATCTAGCTCGTAGCCAGGACCGCAGTCCACCGGAGGTGGTGGCGGCGGGGGAGGAGGCGGTGGTGGTGGCGCTCCAATGGGCACGCACTTGTTCAGCACTGTGCTGAATACCTGCCCCTCCGGGCACTGATTCGGCGGCGGGGGAGGAGGCGGGGGTGGGGGCGGCGGAGCAGCCGGCACGCACTTGCCCGTCACCGGGTCCTTGACCATGCCGATCGCCGCACAGTCCACTTCCTGCGGAGGCGGGTGAGGTGGCGGAGGAGGCGGAGGTGGAGGTGGGGGCGGAGGCGGGGGTGGCGGACACTGCTGGGTTTCCGGAATAACGGAGCCATCCCAACAGGTCTTGGTCTTAGCCGGCTCGGCTGGGCACTCCTGGTCCTCCGGAATGACCGAACCATCCCAACAAGTCTTGGTCTTCTTTTCCGGAGGTGGTTTGTCATCCTCCTTGCCGACTCGCACGCAGCGACCGAGCTCGTAGTCGAACTCCATGTTCGGAGGACACTGACGCTCGGTCTCGCCGGTCGGTACGCACCGGCCTTGGTCGAAGTTGTATTCGCTGCCCGGAGGACAGGTCGGCTTCGCCGGCGTGGTCACTTCAGGCTTAACGCAAACGCCACGGATCGGGTCGAACACTTCGCCCGGCCCACACTGCTTTGTCTGCTCCTCGAGATTCCCCACGTTCGGAATGCTCGTGAAGTCAAAATTCTGATCGAAGAACGCCGGGTTCACCTTGCCGTCCGGCAAGCGCATGTCAAAGAACGGGTTGTTCGGATCGCCAGTGAAGTTGATCGCCGGCTTGTCCTGGTACCCCGCATCACGGAACTGCGCTGCGATGGCGTCCAGATCCGCTTGCGTGACGCCTTCGGGCAACGTAAATGCTGGAGCTTGGCTGATAGGCGGAGCTTCGTTCAGGCCGCGCGGTGCAGGGGGCGGCGTGGTCGGCAGGCTCGACATGTCAAAGTTCTGATCGAAGATCGGCGGATTAAAGCCCGTGGTCGGTGGTCCTTGAGCCGCGAGCAGTTCTTCCAGCGACGTCGGCATCGACATCTCCGGACCAACCGAAACGGTCGCCGGAACAGGGGCCGGGGCTTCTGGTGCAGCAGGCGTCTGCGCTAACTCAGCAAGCAACTGCGCAGCCGATCGGTCAATAGGCGGAGTGCCGTCCGTGAGCACGTCATAGGGCAACGGCTCTTCGGCCAACATGGTCGGACGCAGTGCAGGATTTTCGAGTTCCTCGAGCATGCGTCTGCCCTGGAACATTCGTGGACTAGCCATCAAGGCCCCCTGAAGGGTGTATGCCTTGACATTCTAGGCTTCAATAGTATTCAGGGGCAAGCGCTCGATTTGACGGCTCTCCTACTTCGTCAGTCTGCAAGTTGACGAAATTGCCTTGACGGAAACGCATGATCGCCTGCGTCGTCGAGTCCACCATGTCGTCGTTATCGCCATTCGGAAACGCCGCGCACTCCTCGACAAGCTCTTCCGCCCAATCCGTATCCGGTGCCCACACGAGCCCCGCTTCAAACACCGGTGCTACCGAGTTCGCGCGACTGACCTTATCGGTACC